TCATAGGCCCCTTAACGCCACTCATGCGAGCACAGAAGGAGCGCTTCCTTGCACCGCCTTTGGGCTGTGGGGCTTTGAGATTAGAACCAGTCTTACGATTGTAGTAGTCTCTTCCTTTCTTGGAGAGACCCCCACTCTTAGACTTATGCTCTTTCCTTAGGCTGACGCCTTTTCTCTTTGCCATTCATGTATTCTTTTATTATTGGGATTGCCCTACTTTTGTAGGTATTAAGATTAAGTTGTTTCTGGTCGTTCTGTGGGTTCTCCACGCGCTTCCATGCACCACCGCCTCCATTCCAAATGAACAGCAGATGATTGATGGTTACTTCTTTTCCGCATCCTCTAATATGCGCTGAATAGTGTTCCAGAACTTTGAAAGCGATGACGAAGCTGAAGTCAGGGTCGAACGCCACAGTGTGCGCAACTTTACTACCCGTGATACGATTGTAGTCGTCCACCATAACTTGATGGATTTGGTACACACCATAAGCAAGACCTCCGTCTCCAACAATAGTCGGGCGACTGCCGTACGGAACTTCCCATAGAGGGATGAGCCGAACGAACTCGTGTAATGATATAGCTTTATTTTCATTGCTAGCGCTTAACCATAGAGGAGCCAAAGTAAAAGCTAAGCAAAGCAAGCATACCTTGACGCACTTCTGGTAGAAGGACGAAACCGTCCACGTTGATGTATCCATTATTAGAGCCAAATATTAGGGAGAAAATGCCGCCCCCTGACTCTTGTTCAAGAGCCACAGGGACGTTGATGAGGGATAATATAAAGGGCGCGATTATGACCGCGAACAAGATGGAAACAGCAATCAAACGTCTTACCCATACTCCACCTCGATTAGACGCGGCATCAGCGGACTTGTCAGCCATCTCCTGTTTCTGAAGCATAGCATCAATGGCTCTTCCTTGAGCCTCCGCTTGAGACGATATGAGACGCATCAGGAAGCCAGTAATACCGCCTCCCAGCATGGATAATAATTCTATAGACATAGTTTAAAGGACGTTGGAGACCGCTAACCTGTTCTCGACATTCTGACGGAACGCTGGGTCTGATGAATAACGAGGGTCGCGCATAGCTTCAGTTACCTGAGCCGCTGACCCGAAAGGTTTAACAGAGGAACCGCTAGTACCACCTTGAGATAACTCAGGGGGTTGACCACCAGCAGAGATAAACTGAGCATAGAGACCTTTAACAGCCATCTTAGCCTGCTCTACTGAGCCGCTTTCTACGATGCTATTGAAGCCGTCTAAGTCACCATCCGATAAGTTATCAGAAGCCCAGTCAGCCATAGCGTTGTAGTTAGCATTGCCTCCTACTTCGTTCTGTATGTCCAAGGCTTGTGACGTAGCAATAGACTCTTGACCACGAATGTAGGCTTCTACCATATCACGGGAGATGCCTGCCTTCTCAAGCTCAACAAATGATTTGTCGGATAACTCGCCTTTATCAGAGAACTCCTGAGAAGCACCTGAGATAACCTCTACTGTCTTAGAGCTAGGGGCTTCTTCTGTCTTATCTGCTTTCTCTGCTTTCTGTTTTGGTGCTGATTGTTTCTTCTGAAGTTCGTTGTAGGCTTTAGCCAAATCCTCTGGGGACTCAAACTTCTCATCTAACCACTCTGGGCGTTCCGCTGAGGTTTCCTCTTGGGGCTCTTCGGTGTTAGATTCAGTTGATTGATTACGTTGCTCAGCCGCTTCTTCTTGCATTGCGGCTTGCTTTTCGAGGGAGACATTTTCTTCCTCGGTATGTTCTTGTACTGTTACTGATTGGTAATTAGCCATCTATTTGCTCGCTTGGTTGTTGTTGTTGTTGGGCAGTTGCTTGGTCAGACATAGCTTTAATACCAGCGGGGCCTAATTTCTCGGCCATCTGGGCTTGCTGTGCCTGTTGCATCTCTGCCGCCATTTCTTCTTCGGACTTAACCAGCCCATCGGTTTTGATACCGAGGGAGATTGCCCTCCGTTTAAAGTATTCGGAAACCTTGACGTACTGCGCGATAGCTTCAGGGCCTACCACTTGGGCGGCTCCAGCTAGGAACAGGTCTAGTTTCTGTAAATCATTGCCACGTCCTAAAGCTTCAACACCTGTAATGATGATGGGCTTCACAACGTCCTTAGGAATCTTAGGTAACTTACCCTTCTTATTCATTACCTCCATTAGACGATTGACCAATGGAAGTTGCATTTCACTGCTTAGAAGAGAGTAGAGACCACCGAGGGCTGACTCTAACTCCATACCTAACATCCGTATCTCTTCAGCGGTAACACGCTCAGCTTGGCGTACAGTACCACTGGTAAGAAGGAAGGCGTGACCTAGGCGGTCTTTGATTGTTTCGATTGTCTCCTGTGCCACACGGAAGTCGTTAAACTTATTTACCTGTAGGGTGGTGACATCCTGAGCGTTGCCCTGTGTGATTGCACCGTTAGGACTCTCAGCGAGTGTCTTAGCTCTGGTTGTACCGTTAGGGTTGACTAGGAATAAAACCTTTGAGGCGGCGGCAGAGCCTTCCACAATAGCTTGTGTGAGGGACTCAAGGGACTGTAGGTCGCCGAGGTATTCCTCAACATAACCACGTCCGTAGTCCTCACCATCAATACGTGTGAAACGCAGAGGGATAAATGGGTTCTTGTCTAGACCGTAGAAGCCTTCAGACTTAGGAATAACGTTACCGTTGATTTCCTGCCAGACTTTCCAGCCCTTATCTTTACGACAGACTGCTGTGTATAATTGTACTTCGTCGTCAGAGCCTCCTTCGTTAGCCCCTGCTACTTCTTTCATTTCCTCAGTGAGGCTCATGTAGCTTAGGGATTCCTTGGTGCAGATGTATAGAACATTACCCATTGGGTCACGCTCAACACAGAAGCGGTCAAGGTGGAACACTCTTACGCCACCATCGTCAGGAACGTATAGTAAAGCGTTACCAGTGACGATGAGTTGCTTGAGGGCTTCGTGTAGTGCGGTACGATATGTACCTCTACTGACTTCCTCCATGAAGGACTCTTCGACCTGCTGTAGAGACTTCTCAATCTCTGTGACTAACTCAGGCGGTGCGCCTTCTTGCTGTAGTCCATATTCGTCCACTGCGAGACGGAAAAAGGGGGCGTTGGGAGGTAGAAGTGCCAACAGTAATTTTGAAGCGAGGTTGTTTACTCCTCTTGCCCCAACGCCCTGAAAAGGTGTGTTCAATCGGCTATGTGCTCCAAAGCCTTCGTCTGTGCAAACGTATGGAAGTGTGAGTTTTGCTGAGGAGCGAGCGCGGTCTAGGTATTGATGTCGCTTCCCCTCAAGGGAGGTGTATAAGCCTTCAGCAGTTTTAGTTGTCATAAATTATTCGGTATCGTCTTCTGGTTCTGGAAACACTACGTCTTCTGTGACTGTAGTTTGTTCAATTTCGTCGAGTTCATACTCAGAGACTTTCAAAGCCCAAAGACCATCAATCGTGGGGGCTGGCTTAGTCAACCAGCGCGTCCCTCTACCTTTAGTCCAGTAAGCAAAGTTTTGTTTTTTACCTTCTGCGTCTGCGCGGTCGGTAGCTTCTTGTTCAGTTGGGAATATAAGATACATAATTATTTACACGTTTTCAATCCACTGTCCCTCAGTGACGGTGTATCCAGATGAGATACCTTGAGCCGTATCCAGAGTGTTAATGGCAGTATTAATTTCAGAAATATACTCACTTAATAGGGGGCCTCGATATGCGATGTGAGCAGTAGAGAATAACCATAACTGGGTCTTGGTGACACAGAACATAGGGTTACCAGAGTCGCCATCTATTAGCTCTTCTCCAAATGATTTTCGCTGAGCTGTTAATGATTGCCTGTCGGGGTATCTAAGCCAGCTAACATTACCAGTGTAGTCACTAGCCATATCAATTTCTCCAACTAGACCTTTCTCTTCTTGGTCTAAGGCAAGAAACGGTGTGTAGCGCATATCACCTAAGTAATCGTTGTAGTCTGAAGGAAGAACCTTGCACGGAGTGATTGAGTTTGGGAGGTCGCTGTCAAGTATTTGAATTTCTATATCAGTGCTTCCTATGCTTTCTGTGCCTACGACTGTTCTGTTCACAACGGTGTTGGTTGCTGTCACAAATCGTATAGTTGAGCCCACATCTACTTTGTAGTGCGTAGCGCATACGACGTGGCGAGGAGTGAATGCTACTCCTGCTCTCTTATTATCCTGTTGGCTGTTATAAGGGCTAATACACGTTAGTGCCTGTTTGTGGCTATCTAACCAGAAGTTAGCGTTTCGGACATAAGAAGACGAACTGTGATTTTGAGTTGTATACAGTTCTTTCTGAGTAGCAGGGTCGGCTACCGCGATGCGGTTATCTATAGATTGAGCCAGTAAACGTTTAAAGTAATTGCCCTTACCAAAGACTGGCGCGTCCATATGATTAGCCATGTTAGCTTCAATCGCTAGGTTATTGGCGGTCTCATCTCTGCCATAATAGACTATCTCCATTAGCTTATTATTATTTAAATAATTGTCGTTTGCAGGGAAGGAAGAAGAGTGGCTGAAGTTGTATGTTCTTACGCCATTATCCTCAATAAGCTTACAACAAGAAACGCTTCCAGATAAAGATGTCTCTATTTGCAGATAATTACTACCTGTAGCATCTACATAGCCAAGGTATCTTCCAGCATCAACAATTTGAGGTTGATTGGCTACAGGACAAGTCAAGTCATTTGAGTTGCCACTCTGGTCATACATGCGAACGACATAAGCATTTGTTGTCGAGGGCGTATAGATGCCATAACGCTTATTAATGTTCGACTCAATTTTAAATCTGTGCGACGTTTGGTCGGTTTTGTAGAGGATTAGTTCCTTAATCTCTCCCTCGAAGAAATTAGGGTTAGTAGTCTCCGTTCTGTTACCGCCAATCGTGTTATATTTGGTAGCCGATATAGGCTGTGCGTCTCCAAGTGCATCATTCGCACTAACATCAGTATCAAACACCTCAACACCATTACGGATGACTTTAATTTGGTCACTACTGCCGTCGCCTGTATGTATTACGTTGCCTAAAAGAAATCCAGAGCCATCTCTTGCGTGATTTACGGAATTCATTGTACTGGTAATATATATTTTTGTACCCGCCTCTGTAAAACTTACTCCTCTACCACTATTCGTTGCCCCAAGAGTGGAATCATTAACACCATGAGCTCTGGTCTGAACAGAAAACAAACTCAACGCTTGATTGGTTATGTTGAACATTGATGCCGCTGTATGACCACTTTTAAGATAACTGGTTGCCCCGTCATACTTTACTGAGCCGAGGAAGTTTCCATTCTCTGCAATCTTAGGTTG